GACCTTCTCGGACGCCTCCTACACCCAGGCGACGACCTTTGAGGGCACAAAGTACACACTCTTCTTCACCTTCAACCAGCGTGCGGCGTGCTGGTACATGTCGATCGCCGACGCGGACGGCGTCGATATCTACAACGGCGTCAAGCTCGTGATTGGCCCCCTCCTGCTCGCGAAGTGCAGGGACGTCCGCGCGCCCCCTGGCGGACTCATCGTCATTTCGAGCACGACCGACACGAGCCCGCCGCTACAGCTGGACCTTCTCGCCGGCTCGGGCAGGTGCACGCTCTGCTACATCACCAGCGACTGGCTGGCGATCATCCAAGCGGCGAACGCGGACCCGACGCCCGCGAACGTTGCCGCGGTCGCCGCGCTCTTCGCCCAGGTCGCCGCCGGGGGGAACGCGAGCAACCCGGTGTCGACGTACGGCCAGACCAACAACACGGTGGCGCTGCTCTAGCCGCTGCTCTAGCCCCTAACTTCCCCGGCATGAAGGTTCAGCTCAAGGTCCGCCACATCCCCAAGACGAGCGCCCCCACGGCCCTGGCGCGCCCTAGGCCGCCCGAGCCCCCGACGAAGTTCGAGCTTCGGAACGCTCGCACGGCCCACGAGGGGCACTCCAAGCTCGCCGCGCAGCACGCCGCGCACGCTGCGAAGCTGACGGAGGACGCCGCGACCCAGGCCGCTGCGGCAGCGTCGATGAACACCATCGCGACCAGCGACCCGGACCACGTCGACGCACAGCACATGGCCGCCGAGGCGACGGAGGCAGCGGCAAAGCTGACCGCTGAAGCCGAGCAGAGCGCGGCCATCGCCAAGCAGCACGCCGACCTGGCCGCCGAAGCGTCGTCGGTCCTCGCAAAGGCTCCGGTCCGCGCCGCATGACGGCACTCCTCATCGTCCTCGCTCTCGGGTGGCTCTCCGCCGAAGTGCGCGTGCGTGAGGAGCGCCGCGACGCTCGCGCGTGGCGGCGTATCGCGAAGGGTTGGCGGAGGGCTGCCAAGCTTGAAGGCCGCCGCGCCGACGAGGTCATCGACGCCTACCTGGAGGACACCCAGGACCCCACCGACGCCTTCGCGACGAACTGAACGCGACAGATGACCACACAGGGCGTCCCCACGGCGCAGAGCCAGGCTCTGCTTTTCGGTCGGGCCTGCGTTGTCACGATCGGCACGGTGGAGGTGACCAACATCGGGACGCAGGTCGGCCTCGACATCTGGTTCAATATCAAGCGCACGCTCAAGGCCAACACGCCCGCGACGTGCGACCTCAAGATCTGGAACCTCAGCGATGCCACGCGCGCGACCATCGAGAGCTACACGCAAGTCGGCGTGTCACCCGCGACCGCGCCAGGAACAAAGACCGGAGGACTGTCGACGATCGTTCCGGTGAAGGTCGTGGCCGGCTACGTCGGGAACATGAGCACCATCTTCCTGGGCGAGCTGCGATCCGCGCAGACCGTGCAGGACGGGCCCGACTTCATCACGGAGCTGAACTCCGGCGACGGCGACGAGGCAAAGATCCTGGCTCGCTCGAGCGCGTCCTTCGGCACCGGCGCGAACGCGTACGTCGTCGCCAAACAGTGCATGACGGACATGAAGGTCGGCGACGGAAACATCGCGACCGTGAAGAGCGTCCTCACTGGCGCCCCCCTCTTCGCGGGTGGGTACGTCCTCAAGGGTCGCTCAATGAGCCACCTTGCCGACATCGCGCGAAGCTGCGGCCTCGAGGTCTCGATTCAGGACGGCACGACGCAGTGGACGACCGCGGGACAGCCACTCGGCGGGCAGGCGTACCTGCTCTCGTCGTCGACGGCGGTACCCACGGCGCCGCTACAGGTCGCGGCTGGAACGAACACCGGGCTCATCGGCTCGCCGACCGTCGACACGAAGGGGCTACTTCACGCGGAGACGCTGCTGCTGCCGGGCATTGTGCCGGGGCAGCCGATCGTGATGCAGGCGCGGTTCGTCAATGGCGCCTTCCGTGTCACGGAGTGCGAGTACAAGGGCGATACGCACGGGAACGAATGGTCGATAGCGATCCAAGCCGCCAGATTTGGGGTTGCCGCGTAGATCATGGACAGGCACGTACGCGATGAAGACGTTGTGCAGGCGGGCCTCGATACCCTCGTCGGCTCGATGTATTTCGCAATGCCAGGGACGTGCGTGAGTTACGACGACACGACCCAACGCGCGAGCATTCAGCCGAACCTGGCGGACGTGCGCCGCGACATCGTGACCAACCTCCCCGTGTACGAGCCGTGGGCCGTCCTCCAGAACGTCAAGGTGTTCTGGCCGCAGTCGGGTACGATGATCATGGCCGGCTCAATGAAGCCCGGCGATCAGGTGACGCTCGAAGCGTACGACTACGACCCCACCGGCATCACGCAGCCTGGCACCCAGATCGTCAATCCGGTCGACGTCCGCAAGCTCGGGGGGAACTACTGGCGCGCGCGTCCTGACGCGATGACGGTGCCGCTCTCCGCCGCCGACGCCGCAGCAATCAAGGCGGGCGGGCTCGTTGGGATGCCGTCCGCATCCGCGCAGGGGGCGCAGATTCAATTCGTCCCGGGGTCGATCTTGCTCGGCGTCGGCGCCGTGAACTACGTGGCGCTGGCCAACCTCGTGGCCGCGGAGCTTCAGAAGATTGTGGCTGCGCTCGGGTCGGCGGTTGCGCCATCGGGCGGGGGGCCGGTGACGTACGGGAGCCCCTACACCTCTCCGGGGAGCGTCGCGGCTCAGAAGGTCAAGGGGATCTAGTCGGCGCCTATCTTCTCGGCGGTGACAACCACCCTTCGGACTGCGACAGGAGATCTTGCCGTCCCGCGCGTCATCGTGAGGGACCCCGCGGCTGTTGCTATCCAAACCATTCAAGACGGTTTGAAGATCTGGGCCGGTGAGTGGTTCGAAGATACCGATTACGGCATGCCTTGGTTGAGTATCCTCGGGCAAAAAATAATCAACAGTAACCAGATACAGGCACTCCTCCAAGCCTTCCTCTACTCGGTGCCCGGCATCGTCGCGGTGACGGCGAGCGCGACATTCAATTCGGCGCAGCGTTCGTTCACGTACACCTATCAGGCGACGCTCAACACTGGCCAGATCATCCAAGGCGGTTCCGCGGCACCCCCGCAACTGATGGGGAGCAACTAGTGCCTGCCGTTGGAGTCACGGCCGCAGGCTTCGTCAGCCCCTCCCTCTCCGACATCCTCTCGGGGATGCAGCGGCAGGTGCTTGCGACGGTCGACCCTGGCCTAGACCTCTCCCCCGCGACGCCCGACGGGCAGTTCCTCGGTATCTACGCCGCGTACAGCGCGAGCCTCTGGGAGCTCGCCCAGGTCGTCTGGAACTCGTACAACCGGCAGGACGCCGAGGGTGCTGCGCTCGACAACCTCGGCGACATCACGGGCACGCCGCGCGAGGGTCCAGACTACACCCAGGTCTACGCGCTGCTCGCGCTCGCCCCCGGCACGTACCCCGCGAGCACGTGGGACGACTCGACGGGCGGCACCGGCGCGCTTCTGACGTCCACGCTCCTCGCGGGCGTGTCGGGGGCGACGTCGCAGCAGTTCGCGAACGTCTCCGAGATCACGCCAGTCTCGCTCGAGGGCACGGTCGATATCGCGAACGGCAACTCGTACTGTCTATTCACGAATCCGCAGACGTTGCCGGCAAACGCTCTCCTCGTCTTCGCGTCGCAGCCGAGCGAGGTCTACTTCACCTCGTCGGCCGTCACGGCGTCCACGACCGTCTTCCTCACCACGAGCTATACCGGTACGACCGCGAGCGCGACGACGGCGACCCCGGGCACGATCGCGCTCATGCAGGCGACCGCCATCGGGCCGACGCCGACCGTGAACGACAACACGCTGACGATCATCACGACGCCGCTCGCGGGCTGGAGCTACATCAACAACCCTCCGCTCGGAAGCGCACCCAATTCGTCGCAGGCGCAGGCGGGCGAGGCGGAGGAGCAGGACGCCGCCTACGCGCTCCGTCAGTCGCAGGACGTCGCCGGGGAGGGGGGCTGCACGGCGGCGGCGTGCGCAGCCGCGCTGAACGAGCTCGGTGCCGCGCAGGTGCCGCCCATCGCGCTCGTCGTCACCGTTCTCGAGAACACGACGAACGCTCCGCTCACCGTCGACGGATACACGCTGCCGCCGCACACGTACGCCCCGATCATCGGCGCAGGCCTCAACACGTGGCCGACGTCCGCCGCGGGGATGGCCGCTATCGCGGCTGTCGTCTACGCGAACAAGCCGCCCGGGATCACGTCGTTCGGGACCACGGGCGTCACGGTCGTCGACCCGCTCCTCGGGCCGCAGCTGGTCTCGTACACCGTCCCCGCTCCGCAGCCGCTCTACATCACCGTCACGGTTGTCCCGCGCGCAGGCGTCGTCTTTGCCAGCCTCACGAGCGCCATCCAGAGCGCACTTGTCGCGGCCGCGATCACTCCCACGCCCGCAACCGGCATCCCGCCGACGGGGCAGCTCGCGCCAGGAACACCGGTCGTCTCGTCGCAGCTCGAGGGGGTCATCGTGGGCGTGCCCGGCGTCTTCGATGTGCAGTCGCTCTTCTTCGGGTTCTCGCCATCGCCGACGAACACGGCACCGCTCCTCCTTGCGGCGACGGGCGTCGCGACCATCGACCCGACGACCGCGAACGTGAACATTGTCGTTTTGGCCGGCTCCTACCCGTGATCCCTCGCCAAAACGGCTTCATTGTGGCGCAGGGCCTCGCGCGACTCACGGGCGCGTACGTCACACAGCCGAACTGCCGCGCGCTCCTCGCCGCGTACCTGCAGCCGCTGCAGGACATCGAGAACGCACTCTTTGCCATCCTCCAGGCGCGCGTGCTCGACACCGCCACGTGCTACCCGAACAGCGACGATCCGACGGGTCCGACGCAGAACGTTGTGTTCGACGACATCGGCGCGCTCATCGGTCTCGATCGCGGCGGGCCTGCTCCCCCGGTCGGCAACGGCCTCGCGGACTACGACTACAGGGCGCTGATCTATCTCGAGATCGCCGTGAACCGCTCGACGGGGCGCATCAGCGACTGGACGCGGTTCGCCACGATCCTGACACCATTCTGCGATGCCATCTACTACCTCGATGGGGACAATGCGGACTTCACCTTCGGGCTCTGGGACCTGACGATCTCG